ATGCAACAGGCGCAGGTGCAACAGCAATACGAACGCCAGATCGAGGAAACGCTGAGCCAACATGGACTTTCGCCGGACACCCCGCTCGCCACGGCTGCCATTGTGGCCGCCTCCAAGCGACCCGACCTTGACCTCTCCGCAGCCATTCGTGAGGTGGAGGAACAGGTTCTGGCGCAGGCGCAGGCGATAGCGACCCGACGTGCCGACGCCTCCAACGGGCTGGGCGCACCCATCGTGAACGGTGTCCCCGTCGTTTCTCCGAACGGCCAGCAGATGACCCCGCGCGAACGTGCGATGGCTCGTCTGGCCCAGAACGGACTCTGACGTAACGTCGGCGCAAGGGAAGGCACTCTAATCCTTTGAGTGACCGCCGATGTCCCCGTCCAACGGTTTCTTTCGTTTACGTTGGGCGGGGCGATTCCCTTATTTGACAGTTGCATGACAGTCGTGTGTAGACTGTGCAACGAACCGGATGGTTCGCCCACATAGGTACCTCCATCGGACGATGGAAAGAGACAGCCGGATGGCCCACTCAGATAGGTTCCGATTCCCCCCAATCAGATTCTCTCTCAGAAAGCAAACATCATGCCCGCAACCCTTTCCACAGTCGATGCCATCCTGAAGGATGACTACAAGGAATACCTCGACAACCTCAACGAGGCGAACTTCATCCTCTCGCAGGTCGAAACCCGCAAGGACACCGTCCAGGGCCGTATCGCCCGCCACGCCGTTCACCTCGGACGCTCGTCCGGTGTCGGTGCGCGCGCCGAGTCCGGCACCCTCCCCACCGCAGGCCAGCAGGGCTTCGCCACCGTTCCGGTGCCGGTCCGTTACGTCTACGGTCGCATCCAGCTGTCCGGCCCCACCATCAAGCAGGCCGTGACTGACCGTGGTGCTTTCATCGACGCGCTCGACGCCGAAATGGAAGGCATCAAGAAGGACGCCATGAAGGACGTGAACCGCCAGTTGTGGGGTACGTCCAACGGTGTGATCGCCCAATGTGGCACCACCTCGTCGTCCACCACCGTCGTGTTGGCTTCCAGCACCGGCACCACCGCTCTGCGCCAGTTGTTCTTCGACGGCGGCATGGTCGTGGACATCGGAACGGTCGCTTCGCCCGCCACGGTCGCGTCGGCTCGTACCGTCACCGCTGTGGACGAGACGAACAAGACGATCACCATCTCGGGTGCTGGCATCACGACCTCGTCGTCCCACTTCGTGTTCCGTTCGGGAGCCGGTGGAGCCTCGAGCAACACCGGTCAGCCCGGTGACGGCCAGATCGAGTTGACCGGTCTTCAGACCATCGTCGACGACACCGCCATTCTGCACACGATCAACCCGTCGTCGCAGCCGAAGTGGAAGTCGTACGTCAACAGCAACGGTGGAACCAACCGTTCCGTGACCGAGTCGCTCATCACCGGCTCGATCATGAAGGTGTTGACCAACTCGGGCAAGAAGCCGCGCCTGCTGGTGTCGGCTGAAGGCGTGAACTTGGCCATCAGCAACCTGTTGTTGAGCCTGAAGCGCAACATGGAGCAGACCCAGTTGAAGGGTGGCTACGCCGGAATCCAGTTCTACAGCCCGTCGGTTTCCGGCAAGGGCGATGAGGCTCCGACGGCTCTGTACGCCGACTTCGACTGCCCGAACAACCGCCTGTACGGCATCAACCCGGAAGTGTTGACGTTCCACCAGGTGGGCGACGGATTCCAGTTCATGGACCTCGACGGCGCGGTGATGAACCGTAAGCCCGACCAGGATGCCTACGAGGCCACGCTCTACATGTACGGCGAACTCGCCTGCAAGCAGCGCAACGCCCACTTCGTCATCAAGGATCTCACCGAGGTGAGCATCTGACATGGCCGCATCCGTCGCAATCACCTTTGGGCCGGAAGTCCCCGGTTCACGCAAGGAAGTGTTCGGTGTGATCACCTTCGACTCGTCGTATCCGACGGGTGGCGAGGCTGTCACGCTGGCACAGCTCGGCGTGGATCGGCTCGACTGGCTCGACGTGTCCACCGTCAACGGAAACGTTCCCGCATGGGACGGCTCGACCTCGGCTCCCAAGGTCAAGTTGTTCTGGGTGGACACCACCACCGACGGCGCACCGATGGCTGAAGTTCCGAACACCACCAACGTCTCCACGACGACCGTTCGGTTCCACGCCATCGGAGCCTGATCCACAAATCCCCCAACGTTAGGGCCGGTTGCCGAAAGGTGACCGGCCCTTTCGTCTAGGATGACCACCATGATTCGTGCAGCAGACTTGATGGGCAATGTTGAGGGTGGGTCGGAGATGGCCGAGGTGTCGTTCGACGTGTACGACATTGCGAACCGTATCCAGCGTGGTGACGAGTCAGGATGGCGCGGTGACCCGTCTGCCTCCCTGATGTTCAACCCGGTCGCGAACCGCTTTGAGGTGTGGATGGTGGATGCCATCGGAACCCCGTATGTGGCCTGCTCCCATGATCGGTGCGATCACACGTTGATCGTCAAACTGATCGAGGGTGACTGGCAGAAGGGCAAAGCCCTGCACGATGACCTGATGAAGAAGAACAAGGCGATCCGTGACGGACACGAAACCGCCGAACGCGAAAAAAGGTTGGAGTTGGCCGACAAACTGCATTGGGCGTTGGTCCGAGATATGGGACACTTGGAAGGCTCCAACCGTCGAATCCACAGCATGAACCAGAAAGGCAAGTAATGGCGTCGTACACCGTGAACAAGGCGAAACACGCCGTCTTGACCCCCAATACGGTGGACACGGTGTCATTCGGTGACTCGGCTTCGTTCGTGATTGTGAGCAACCGCACCACTTCTGGTTCCCCCATCTTCTTCACCTACGGCGACCCGAGCAAGGGTGTGCCGGACCCGACGGTGAACGGCGACGACTGCTACGTCGTGGCTATCGGCATGACCCTCAGCCTGGTGGGCGATGGGACAGCGTCGGACGTGAAACTGATTTCTAACGGCGCACAGGCGTACAGCGTGATGGTGGTATGACATGAACAGATTGGACCTGCGTAACGCAGTCAAAGATCGTTTGGCGATCAAGTCGGACGGCTCGGGCAACAGCCTCGACCCGCTGATTACCAACGCCTACGTCAATACCAGCCTGAACGACGCCCTGAACCGCATCAGCATGGAGCGCGACTGGTGGTGGCTGGCCTCGACCTCGTCGCTGTCGTTCGACACGGTGAACGGCTCTGCAACCCTGCCGTCGGACTTCATGCGAGCCAACGAACTGGTCATCAACTCGTCCCCCGCCGAATGGGTTCCCCTCGAGACGTTCCTTGATCCGACCTCGGACAACAGCACCTACGGCTGGACTATCTACGGCAACCAAGCCAAGATCGTTCCGGTTCCCACGACGACCACCGCTGGCACCCTGTACTACTTCCGTTCCGAGCCAGCCCTCTCGAGCGACTCGTCAACACCCCTGATGCCTGCCGTCTACCATTCGGCCATCGTCGCCTACGCCTCCCACCTGTGCGCGGCACGACGCCAGGACGAACAGCGAGCGTCGCTCTACCTGCAAGAGTACGGCACGTTCCTCAAGTCCATGAACGACGACAACCGGACGACCATCAAGAGGCGAATCAAGTTCACACGCGCCCGCGACTACGCCACTTGGGAGTAGCCGATGGCCTCCTTTCAGATCGTTTACGACGACTTCTCCGGCGGTCAGTACATGGGGCCGAGGGACACCAATCTGCCCAAGAACACCTATTTTGCAAGCAATGTCGCCACCACGCCGCATGGTCGCCTTATGCCGATGGGCATCCTTGAGGCGGTTGATTACACGCTAAGTGGCAGCCCTTCGGCAGGCTACATCAAAGACTTCTGGCAGGTCGGCAACGAAGCGTATGCATTCGTCAACTGGGTGGTGTCGTCAACCAACACACCTCGAATGGTCAAGTTCTCGGTCAATGATGGCACGTCGTTCCCGCAGTCTGGAGTCGTCACGTCGCTGACCGGACGCATCTCTGGCAAGGTTGCCTATGACCCTGCGAACACCAAGTTCTTCTATGTGGACGCTGGCAACATCCGTACCGTCACAACTACGGGAACGACCGCCACGGCGTCAACCGCATTGTCAGCCACCGGCGTTACCGACATCGCCCTGTACGGGTATCGCATGGTTACATGGGGTGGAAACGGCAAGCGTCTGTACTACTCGGACACCGACCTGACCACCTATTCGACTAGCAACTATTACGAGTTCAACGGCCCGATCATCAACGTGCTGCCTCGAGCGAACGACCTGTTGGTGTTCTGCACGACCGGAGTGTTCAGCGTTGTGGGTGTCCTCGGCTCGTCGGTAACCATTCAGTTGATCGTCCCACAGGACAACGTCACCGAAGGCATGAAGGACGCGGTCATTGTCGGACGTTCGGCGTTCTTCCTAGATCAGAAGTACGACGGGTCCATTGACGGGCGCATCTACCAGTTGGTTGGCTCCAACGTACAGCCGGTGTTCACAATGGACATTGAAGACGTACGAACATCCCTAATGCAAAACACCAGCCCAGCACGGATACAAATCACAAACAACGGAATGCTGACCGTCCAGTTCTACCACGGCACCTGCTACGCCATGACCAGCCCTGGTGTGTGGACGCGATACGACGGAACCATCAGTAGCGACGTGGATCCGACCGAGCAAGAGCAGTACCTCATTGCTCGACCGGGGCCGAGCGCACAGAACGAATACTTCCTCGCCGCCTACCTTGATGTCAACGACGGTTTATCATTCAAGTGCAGGCGCGTTATCAGGTCTGTTGCCGAGCCAACTTATTCGGACGAGAACTTTGTGTACACCGGTACTGCCTCAGTTGCCGACATTCAACCGCAAGGAACAGCGACGCTAGCTGAATATTGGCATCAAAAGCCATTTTCGGTAAAGCAAGCCCTTGTTCAATGGGGGAGCCTTGGCACGAAGAGCCAAGTAGGTATTGAGGTGCTACAAACTGGATTACTTGATGCCACACCTACGGTAGGTGCGAACAATATGTCGTCGTTTATTGCCCTAGCCACATCAGATAGTTTGCAGCGTGACATTCTAAACCGCACCTACCCCAACGACGCCAACAAGGGGTACGGCGTCAAAGTAATCTTGGACCTCAACTACGCCACGGTCAAGCGTGTCATCCTGATCTGCGAGGACTGACGTGCCGTTCAACTACACGTTTCGGGCCGACGACCTTGAGTCCATCAAATCCGAGGACCGTGACCTGCTTGAGAACCGGGATCGGGAACTGGAGTTGTACCTGAACCAACCGACGCTGAAAATCCAGCGTGTCGCTACGCAAGGAATCCTTGGATCAAACGCTGGAACCATTTCGTGGGACCAAGAGGATGACGATCCACAGGGTTTCTTCACCCCAACATCAACCGACATCACCGTGCCGACCGGACTTGGTGGCCTGTATGCCATCGGGGTCAGAATAAGCCAAACCTCTGCCGGTCAATCAGCTGTTCGCATCTCGGTCAACAGCACCTCAAATGTTGTCGCAGCCGATCAAAGTTTGGCCGGTGGCGAATTCGTCGGAACCGGCACGAATGTGTACCTGCAACCCGCAGATGTAATACGGGTCAGGGTCAACAACCTTGAGACAACGTCGCGTTCATACACCGGCATCCTCTGGATGACCCGCCTAATGGCATAATGGATGTTGAAAGGAGCCTGACATGACTATCCCGCCGTCCCTCGCACAGCCGTCGTTCTCGCAGGCTCCCATCGAGACAACTGATCCGAACGCCATCTCGAAGACGATTCTGGATGCCAAGGGCGACCTGATCTCGGCCACCGGTGCAGACACTCCCACCCGACTGGCTGTTGGCACCAACGGTCAAGTCTTGCTCGCAGACTCCACCCAAGCCTCCGGCCTGCGTTGGGGTACTGACCCCATCACCGCGTCCTACGATGCCAAGGGAGATTTGCTCGTCGGCACCGGCGCAGACACGTTCGTGCGCGTCCCCGTTGGCACCGACAATCAGGTTCTCGTCGCTGACAGCACCCAAACCCCTGGTGTGCGCTGGTCGTCCGAACAAGACCCGAACGCCATCACCAAGAGCATCATTGACGCTAAGGGTGACCTGATTGCCGGAACCGCAGCCGACACTCCGGCACGGCTCGCTGTTGGCACCGATGGGCAATACCTAATTGCAGACTCAGCACAGACGGCAGGCATCAAATGGGCGACTCCGAACATCACCCTCGGTACGGAAACTACGGGGAACTATGTGGCTGGCATTACCGGCGGTACCGGAGTTACTGTCACCGGGTCAGGTTCGGAAGGGGCAACCCCCTCCGTTGCCATCGGGCAGGCTGTCGGAACAGGTGACACGGTCGCATTCGGCGGGCTGAACGTCGACTCGGGAACCCTGTACGTCGACTCCACCAACAACCGCGTCGGCATCAACGACACCACCCCGTCATATTCGCTGGATGTCACCGGCGACGGGCATTTCACCACCGACCTGACAGTCGACGGAACCATTTACGGCAACATCAACGGCAACTTCTCTGGTTCCCTGTATCTGCCTGTCAAGAACACCTCTGGCTCAACGATCACCTCTGGAACCCCCGTACACATCACAGGTACCGTCGGGTCCACACAGGTGGCCGAAATCGCCCCATCTCGAGCCGACACCGCTAGCACCATGCCTGCGGTTGGCATCTTGACCACCGACCTCGCCCACAACGCTTTCGGTTCGGCGGCAGTTATCGGCCTTGTGCCGAACATCAACACGTCGTCATACACGCTGAACCAGCCCCTTTTCGTCGGTGCAACGGGTGGTCTGACCAACACGCAGCCGACGAACGCAAGCCACGTCGTACAGATGGTCGCCTTTGCGGCTCGGATCAACACGAACAACGGTGAGTTGCTCGCCAACATTTACGACCAGGCGCGAACCCCGAACACGATTTCCATTCCCGGCAACATCAGCACCACGTCAGGACAGTTCAACGGTTCGGGTGCAGGTCTGACCAGCATCCCAGCAGGACAACTGACCGGCACCGTCCCGTCAACGAGCATTGGCAACGACTCGGTGGCTCTTGGAACCAAGACGACCGGCGACTATGTGGCGACCGTGGCGGCTAGCACCGGAGTGACCGTGTCTGGTGGAACCGGCGAAGGGTCAACGGCGACCATCTCCATCGGTCAAGCTGTTGCCACCTCCTCAAGTCCCCAGTTCGTCGGCGTGACCGCGACCGGCACGGTGTCGGCAAACGCGGTGTCGGTGACCAACGGTGTTGGCGCGGCTTCGGCAACGATCAGCGGCACCACAGCCACCTCTGTTCTGACCGTGGACGGCATCGAGATTGACACGACCGGTGCAACCGCAGATCAGGTACTGCGACATAACGGAACAAAGTTCGTACCGGCGACTTTGTCAACCGCGTATAACGTACCCGTCGGAGCGATCAGCCTGTGGGCTACCAATTCAGCCCCAACGGGATGGCTGATCTGTGATGGTTCATCGGTAAGCAAGTCGGTGTACGCCGCCCTTTACAGCGTTATTACTGATACATACGGCGAGTCGGGCCTGAACTTCAACTTGCCAAACCTCAAGGGACGAATCCCCGTCGGTCGTGACTCGGCACAAACCGAGTTTGATGCCCTCGGTGAGACGGGCGGTGCGAAGACCCACACGCTGACCTCGACGGAAATGCCGTCGCACACGCACACCCAGAACGCTCACACGCACACGCAGGACAGCCACAACCACACGCAGAACGCCCACAACCACGGCATCACAGACCCCGGACACTTCCACACCTTCAACGTGTGGTCGTTCTTCGTCCAAACCAACCTCGTCTCCGGTTTCCAGACGACCAGCAATACGGGTGTGCTGGCTTCGACCGTCAACACGGATACCAAGACGACCGGCATTACGATCAACAACCAGACTCCGACCAACGTCGCCACAACGGCAACCAACCAGAACACGACCGCAACCAACCAGAACACGGGTGGTGGTGGAGCGCACAACAACCTCCAGCCCTACATCGTTCTCAACTACATCATCAAGACATGAGCATCCAACTGAGCATCCCCCCATTCCACGAACAGCCGTTCTACCCCGAGTTCGTTGCCAACTACACCCCCGAACAGCGGGTGTCCATCGTCAGGTTCTACCGCAACTCGCTTCTGCTGTGGACAGACTTCACCCAATTGCCGGACTCGCCAGTCGACTCTGCGCCGTGGGCCACCTACCGTCAAGCATTGCGCGACTTCATGGACACCTACGACGGGACGGAAGCGAACCCCGTATTTCCACCACCCCCCGCCTGAAATTAGGTAGCCTTCTCCGCAAGCACCTGCCAATGGAGGGAACATGACCAAGTCAAGCCTGCTGGATTCAATCCGGTCAGAGAACCGTCGGCCCGTCGGCCCGAGCTGTTGGGTGAACCAACTGTTCCAAAGCCTCAGCAAAGAGGACCGAGCCGACCTGATCGCCGCCTTAGCCGATCCTGACATCCAGCATTCGGCTATCGCCCGAGCGTTGCGGAACCGTGGCCTCGAGGTGAAGGCATCTGCCATCCCTCGCCACCGTAGGAAGGAATGCTCCTGTGAGCCTCGCTGACGACATCAACGCCGAGAGCAACGACCTGACCTCGGTCAACCGGATTCGCCGTCAACGCGACCAGTTGAACCAGGAGAACCTGCGCCTGATCCAGCGTCTTGAGGAACTGGAACGCGCGCTCAACTTCGTGGACTCGGCCACCAACACCCAGCTCGCACCGCCGAAATGGCTGGTCAGTCCCCCGTCGGGACGCAAGAAACACGCCACCCTGACCCTGCTCCTGTCCGACACCCACTTTGACGAGGTGGTGTTGCCCGAGGAAGTTGGCGGTCTGAACGCCTACAACCGGCGTATCGCAGAACTACGGCTCCAAGCGTGGGCAGCCAACGCCATCAAGATCGCCCGCCACTATCTGGCTGGGGTCACCTACGACGGCGTGGTCATCATGCTGGGAGGCGACATCTTCTCCGGCGACATCCATGAGGAACTGGCCCAAACCAACGAGGACACGATGCTCGGGTCGCTCCTGCATTGGTCGGAGCAACTGTGCGCGGCTTTGACGATGTTCGCAGACGAGTTCGGGAAAGTCCACGTTGCAGCGGTGATGGGCAACCACGGACGCATGACCCGTAAGCCTCGAGCCAAACTCCGTGCCAGAACCAACTTTGACTGGCTGTTGGCCAAGATGATCGAGCGTCACCTGACCGGCGACAAGCGGTTCACGTTCCAGGTGGGGGAGAACACCGACTGCCTGATCCCGATCTACAACACCCACCATCTGCTGACCCACGGCGACCAGGTGTCCGGCGGTGGCGGTATCGGCGGTATCTGGCCTCCCATCATGCGTATGCGCGCGCGGAAAGCCCAGCGGGCCAACGACACCGGAACCCCGTTCTCCACCCTCTGGATGGGGCATTGGCACCAGTTGATCCAAACCCCCGGTCTGATCGTCAACGGCAGCCTGAAAGGCACCGACGAGTACGCATGGGTGTCCAACTTCGGGCATGAACCGCCCCAGCAGGCTCTTGCCATCGTCACCCCCGAGCATGGCATTACGATTCAGGCACCAGTCTTCAGCCTCGACAGGAAGAAGGAAAAGTGGTGAAACCGGTTCTTGTCATCTGGCACGACGCACACGCAGGGACGTTCCAATGGACTCGCCTAGACGAGATGGAAGACGACGGCCCGTACGAGGTCAGTAGCGTCGGGTTCCTGCTGGACAAGCGGAGCGGTGGCAAAGCCAAGCACGTCTCAATCACACAATCGTGGACGGCTGAAGCGTGTGTAGACTCGGTTCTCCACATACCTGTCAAGATGGTCCAAAAGGTCATCTATCTTTCTGAGGTCGCAGATGAACATCAGCATTCGGTTGGCCCGAAGCATCCACAAGTTCCTGACTCGTTGCACCCCTCGAGGACTTGAGGAAGAGCAAGAACTAGCGGAAGTGATCCAAACGCTAGAGAAAATGCTGTTTCGCCCCACCAAAAAGTGACGGTGTAGTCTTATGCGGTGAGATTTGTACCGCGTCTATCCGTCCTGATTGTGTGCCTGTTGGCGTGGGTTCAACCTGCGCGCGCTGAAGTCATCACCGTCACCGGCCCGACGGACATCTACTTCACCTTCGAGGAACAGACGATCTTCAAGGTTCGCACCTACGCCCAGCAGTACGGCATCGACTCCATGCTGTGGCTGTACGGGTCTGACAACACCTTGATCGCCCAGAACGACGACTACTACGGGCTGGACAGTTGGCTCGAGGTTGACGTACCGGCAGGGCAATACCGGCTCCGCACCGGCGTTTGCTGCGGAAACCCCGAAGCCTGGTACGGCACGTCGTACACGCTGGACACCAACTCGGCCCCCGTCCCCCCATCCACCACCACGACCAGCACAACCAGTACCGTGCCGGAAACAACGACCACCCAGCCTCAGGAGACGACCACGACATGGCCGAACACAACAACATCCACAACTACAACGACGACGAGTACTACTACTGCCCCCGAAACGACTGTCCTTGTCACGACGCTCCCGCCGGAACCCTCCACGTCCACCTCGTCTCCAACGATCCCAACGACCTCTACAGTCGTGCCATCAACTACTACGACCAGCTCTTCGGCACCTACGACCAGCCTCGCATCGACGACCTCGACGACTACGATCCCGCCTACCTCGTCGCCTACCTCGACGCCTACCTCCGAGCCAGAGCCAACCACCCCACCAACCACCGACCCGACGCCGAATGAGGCTCTGACCAGCGTCTTAGCAGACCCCACCGTTTTTGACGACCTGTCAGAAACCGAAGTTACCGAGTTGATTGCCGAGATCGCCGGAACTGAACTGACCGACGAACAAGCCGCGGAACTGGCAGAAGTCCTGTCAGAAGCACCCGATGAGGTGAAGGCCGAGTTCGAGGAACAGATCAACGTCTTTGGCGGCCAGTTTGACACCTACGTCCCTGTCGGGTCGACCGTTCCCGTTGGGACGCGCCGAACCCTCGTTGCGGTAACTGCCACCACAATGGTCGCAATGCCCAGCCCAACAAGCAGGAGAAACACATGAAGAAGATCCCCAAGATCATCATCGAGACGGGAGTCATGGCCGGTTCCCTCGGATTAGTGCTAATCACGCTGTCCGGGGACACTCGGACGCAGGCTCTCATCATTTCGCTGGCCAGCATCGGATTCTACATTGGCTCCCAGATGCTTTCCGACGACTAGACTGTTGCCATGACTTTGACGCGAAAGGCACTTTCCAGCGCACTTGTGGTGCTAGTTTGTGCCGTATTGAGCCAATGTTCAGATAGGTACAGGTACCCTTGTGACAACCCAGCCAACGCCGGAACAGCCGAATGTCAGGGAACGGATGTCGCCCCGACCCCGTAAAGAGCGGATGACAGCCGAAGAGCTGGACGCCCGACTCCGGTACTACGTCGGCATCGGCCTGATCGTCATCGTCGGTCTGATCGTCATCACCATGCTGTGGGGACTCCTGTTCGTCGTCCAGCCTCTCGACGCCCAGTCGCCCAACGACAAAGCGATGCTTGAAATCCTCGGCCCGATTTGCTACACATTGGTTGGTGCCGCCGTCGGCATCGTTGCCACAAGAGGCAACCGCAAAGACAACTGACCAAGGAGCCTGCCAATGCCCACCGTCCGAGCCACCATCGTCCTCGCTGTCAGCGTTGACCATCTGCCCCCCGAAATCCCCGGCTACAAGTCGCCCGACGAAGGCGACGAAACCCCCATCTCGGGTGGCGAACAGGTCGTCTACGACGTGATGAAGACCCTTCAGGAAGTCCTCCCCGAGAACGCCTATATGTTCGTTCGGGCGACAACTGTGGACAACTGACCCTCAACGCCTGCTAGCGTTCCAAGAATGGGACGTAAATACACAGGGTGGGACGCGAACGCCACCGGCAAGCGAGCCGGTTTGGAGAAGTTCGTCGAACTCACGGTCAAGCATTTCAACAACGGCGTGTGGAACAACGGCACATGGTCTGTTCGCAACATGAACACTCCTGGCGCACCGAAGCCGTCCGTGCATGGAACGGGCCGTGCCGCCGACCTGTCGTGGCGCAAGAACAAGACCAAGGGTTTCGGTGACTACGCCACCGCCTGTCAGGTCGTGGACTTCTGGGTGGCTAACGCCGAACTGTTCCTGATCGAAGAGATCCACGACTACCATCTCGCCCCGTTCGGACGCGGATGGCGTTGCGACCGTTCCGCATGGAAGGTGTACACCAAGAACACCATCGGTTCCCCTGGTGGTGACTGGTTCCACGTCGAGATCGCCCCCACCCACGCTGACAATCCGGCGTACTACGAGCAGGCGTTCGCCAGCCTCGGAGGCGCACCCGCCCCCGCACCGGCTCCTGCACCCACTCCGGCTCCCGAGGGTGGCCTGAAGTTCGAGTATCCGGGCAAGCCCATCAAGCTTGGCTCCAAGGGTCCAGAGGTGGCGTTGGTTCAGGCTGTTGTCGGAAGCGTCAAGACCGACGGCGACTTCGGCCCCAAGACCGAACATCGCGTCAAAGAGTGGCAGTTCGCCCACAACATGGCTGCC